GCAAGGCGGCTCAGTTGCCTGGTTCTACAGTAGGTATTATTGAAGTTCCATTTGCAGCCGGTAGACGATTCAAAGCGGCTGGTGATAGAACATTTGCTGACTGGACAACAACAGTCATCAATGATTCCAATCACACAATCAGAGAAGCGTTAGAAGACTTACAAAAATTATATGGTACTACTGACTACAACTCAACAACATCTAAAACATTGACTGGAGGAGATCCACAAGACTTCTCCGAAATTTTAGTTGAACAACTTAATCAGGCGGGTGACGTAGTTTATTCATACACTCTAGTTAACTGTTGGCCTAGTGATATTAGCACTATTGATTTGTCTTATGACTCTACAGACACTCTTGAAGAGTTTACTGTAACTTGGTCGTATGACTACTTTACATTTCCAACATCTGTTGTTACAACATAAGGAATAAAAAATGGCAATCAACGAATTTTTCAGTATTGACACATTTAGAAAAAAACTAAATGGTGGTTCAAAAGCAAATCTTTTCAAAATTGAAATACGACCAGATGTGGTAGGAGGCATTGCAGGCGTTGACTTAAGCGATCTTACTATTTTATGTAAGTCTGGTGCGATTCCAGCATTTACTTTAGGTATCATCGAAGTTCCATTCAGAGGAAGACGAATTAAGATTCCTGGTGATAGAACGTATGCTGATTGGACAGCAACATTTGTTAATGATGACTCACAAAACATCCGTAAGTCTTTTGACAACTGGATGAACAACATCATTAATGTTGATGGTGAAAACTCATTAAGAGATAGCACAGCTTCATATCGTTGCACGATTGTCGTTAATCAGTTAAGACCAGATGGCACTACTGCTAGAACATATGAATTGTATGATGCATTTCCAACTGATGTTTCTGCTATCGACTTGTCTTATGACACTACAGATGCAGTTCAAGAGTTTACTGTTACATTTCAATATCACTATTTGGATGTTGGTGGCACTTCAGCGGCTGGTACAGATGCTACAACTCCGCCGAGTGGAACAGCAAGTATTGCATAAAAAGACTTAAATAATGAATTTTACGCAACATAAATAATTGCGTAATAGTTGTCAAACAATGGGGGCTATTACGCCCCCATTTCTTTTTAGAGAGACTCAAATATGGCGATAAAACTTTTTGGATATAAAATTGGTAAGGATGATGTTGAATCAGAACAGTTAAAATCGTTTGTCACACCTACCGATGATGATGCGGCAGTATCAATTTCAGGTGGTGGTGTATACGGTACATACATGGACCTTGAAGGTCAAATTAGAAGCGATGCCGACTTAATTAAAAAATATCGTGAGATGGCACTTCAGCCAGAATGCGATGCGGCAATTGAAGACATTGTTAACGAAGCATTAGTATTTGAAGATGGTGATTATCCAGTTCAAATCATTTTGGATAAACTTCAACAACCCGAATCAATTAAGAAAATGATTCGTGATGAGTTCTACTATGTAATGAAGCTACTCGACTTCAACAATCAAGGCTACGATATTTTCCGTAGATGGTATGTTGATGGGCGTTTGTACTATCACATGTTGATTGACGATAAGAATCCAAGAGCAGGATTGAAAGAAGTTCGTTACATTGACCCACGTAAGATTCGTAAAGTTCGTGAAGATAAGAAGCAACCTAATAATCCAGGAATAGCAAATACAACACAAAAATATCACGAATACTTTATGTACTCGGATAAAGGATTTTCTAGAGATGGCACACAAGGTATTAAGATTGCAGTAGATGCAGTCTGCTATGCAAACTCTGGTATCACAGACAAAGATGGTAAGATTATTGTTTCACATCTACACAAAGCAATCAAGCCACTCAATCAATTGCGTATGCTTGAAGATGCGACAGTTATCTATCGTATTTCCCGTGCGCCCGAACGTAGAATCTTTTACATTGACGTAGGTAATTTGCCCAAGATGAAGGCAGAACAATACTTGCGTGAAATCATGCAGAAGTATAAAAACAAACTAGTCTATGATGCACAGACTGGTGAAATTCGTGATGACAGAAGATTTCAAACGATGCTTGAAGACTTTTGGTTGCCACGTAGAGAAGGTGGCAAAGGTACTGAGATTACCACACTACAAGGTGGACAAAACTTAGGTGAGATTGATGATGTATTGTACTTTCAAAAGAAGATGTTCAAGTCATTGAACGTTCCAGTTTCACGTTTAGAAGCTGACACAGGATTCTCTTTAGGTCGTGCTTCTGAAATCACTAGAGATGAATTGAAGTTTGGTAAATTCATTTCACGTTTGCGTTTAAGATTCTCTATTCTATTCGATAAGATGCTTGAAACACAGCTTCTTCTTAAAGGCGTTTGTACCCGTAAAGAGTGGGAACAAATGAAAGAAGAAATCAGTTATGACTATCAATCAGACGCACACTTTGCAGAATTAAAGAACACCGAAATTATGAAAGAGCGTTTAGCTATTCTTTCAGACATTGATGGTTATGTCGGAAAATACTTCTCTGTAAATTATATCAGAACAAACATTCTACATCAGAGTGAAGATGATATTAAGCAAATGGATGAAGAGATGGAAGAAGACAAAGCGAAAATGGATGAAGAAGGTATATCTCCAGAAGACTTACCACCGCCTCCACCGCCTCCTCCACCGCCACAACAAGTTGTTGTTAGCGTGAAGAAAGAAGAAACTGAAACTAGAATAATTGATGACGCAGACCAAAGAGAATTGGCTAAGTCTATGACTGCATTTTTTGGAACACTAGTTGAAGAGGCCAAGGGTGACAAAGAAGGAAACTAATCTTAGTGGCACTCTCAGCGAAGCAGTTTCTGTTGCAACTTCTGTAGCATATACAAGACAAGAGATACAAAAACTTAAGACAGAGTTAGTATCTCTTTTAGAAAAGAAAACACCAGAAGTAATCGTTGAACAAGTTCCTGGTCCAGTCGGTCCACGTGGAGCCCTTGGTGCAACTGGCGCACAGGGTCCTAAGGGTGACAAAGGTGATAAGGGAGATGTTGGTGAACGTGGTGAAAAAGGTGATGTTGGTCCACAGGGAGAAATCGGGCCTGAAGGTCTACCTGGAATAAAAGGTGATAAGGGAGACAAAGGCGAACAGGGTCAAGTTGGTCCTCAAGGCGAACAAGGAATACAAGGCGTTATCGGTGAGCGTGGTCCACAAGGGCTGAAAGGCGATAGGGGCGAAGATGGAAAAAATGGTCTGGACGGAAAAGATGGACAAGCAGGCGCAATTGGTCCAGTTGGACCAGCTGGCTCACAGGGAGTTCAGGGCGGACAAGGACCTAAGGGCGACAAAGGTGAACGAGGTCGAGATGGACAACAAGGAGTTGCAGGACCAGCAGGACCACAAGGTGAAATCGGACCACAAGGCATTCAAGGTGTTGCAGGTAAGGATGGTAAAGACGGAGACATAAAACCTGTCGAAGAGAAGTTTCAGAAGTTCATTGAGAACGTTCAGAAAGATGTTAGCGCATTCAAAACAAAAGTCAATGCCGCTATTCTCAAAGGTGGTCCAAACGATGCATGGAAAGCAACTGGCTCTGGTGAAGTAAATCTACGTTACTTAGATGACGTTGATAGAGATAGTATCGCAGATGGTTATGTTTTATCTTATGATGAAGCATCAAAGAAGTTTGTATTCGTTGAAGGTGGCACTGGTGGTGGTACAGTAGACACTATTGCTAGATCAAGAGCAACATCCGCTTGGTACACAGCAAACTTAGCATACACTCAAGCCAATAGCGCATTCTCTACTGCTAATGCATCATACATTCAAGCTAATACTGGAACTACATTAGCACAAGCGGCATACAATTATGCAAATACAATTAGTCTTGCTGGTTATGCAGTTAACACGACTCTCAATCTAGTTTGGTCAACTGCTAACAATTCATACGAACAAGCCAATACTGCGCTTGATGTTGCACAATCAGCTTTTGCAAAAGCGAATACTGGTGGTGCGGCTGGAACAGATAACTTAGCACGTTCTATTGCCAATAGTGCATTCGCTACAGCAAACACTAAGTCATATACATTTAGTCAGAACACAGCGCCAGCTACGGCAAACACAAATGATTTTTGGGCTAATACTGACAGCGCAGTTGTATATTACAATTTTGGAAATACATCAAGTCCTCTTTGGGTAGAGTTTGGTCCAACAGGAACATCTACTAGCGGTGGCAATACAGACTTAACTGGATATGCAGTTAATACAACCGTTAATTTAATTTGGTCTACCACAAATTCTGCATTCAATCAAGCAAATACTGCTACCAATATTGCTCAAGCCGCATATAACTTTGCTAATACGATTGTAAGCGATACACAGATTGATCCATTTGCTAGAAGTCAAGCGAACAGCGCATTCAATCAAGCAAACACAGCAACATCAAATGCCGCTACAGCAAACTCTATTGCAGTATCTGCTTTTGCACAAGCAAATGCTGGAGTCGCTCAAGCATCTAGTGCGTTGATTAGAGCGATTGAAGCAAAT